TCATATACTCATCAAAGTATGTAAAGATGAGCGCCGCACGACGTTTATCATGTTCAGTGATAGAAGTATGTGGTGAAGCAATCGTCTTGGTCACATACTCAAAGAGTTGATCCATTGTCATGTTCATCGTAAGTTACCTCTCATTGTGTTTACGCATTGATTCCATTTATAGGAGTTTGTATCATGTTCCTGAGGCAACCATTCATCTACAGCATCAATGAGTTGATCTGTAACCACATCACACTCAATACCATATCCTACTCTGGTGCCCACAATCTTCCATATCTTATCATAGAGTTTAGTCATTTTAACCCCAGAAGTTCTTTTTCTTCATCAGTCAAGGAAGCAAGGTCTTTCTTGAGTTGCTTAAGTTTTTGTTCCTTTGCCTTTGCTTTCTCTGCTTTTTCTTTCTCCAGTTGCTTCATCCGTTTCTCATACTCTTTGTCGGTTTCTTCACGATGCTTGTAGAGATAAGGAACTTCGTGGTCGTGACAATCACCATAACCTCGTTCATAATCAATCTCTATACCTTCCCAACCAGCATCTAATTCTGCTTGAAGTGAAGAAATAATACTCTTAAGAGTACCATCAAAGTCCCCCCAGTATCGTTGAGTTTCTTTGACTTGAATTTTTTTAGGTTGCTTAGTCATGGTCAACCTCCAACATCACCACTAATCACAACAGGCTCTACATTACCACACACAACTTCAACCTCAATTTGACTCATCATATTCAGCACATGATCTCTCACACGCTCTCTCGTTGCGTCTGTGAATCCTTCATAGTTCATAACTTTCAAACTATGATTGAGAGTGTCCACAATGACCATCAAATCACCAGCATTCAGTTTCATTTCTTCACCCACATACAATCAAAACACAGATACATCATCCACCTCACAAAACGATTAGGAACTCTTCCTTCTTGTGGTGTATAAGCAATACCATAATTAGCACCAGGACGATTGCCAAACATATAGCATGTCCATTTGGAATGCTTTGGAAAATTGATTTTACTATAGGGATCATCTGGTATTTTGAATACACCCTCTAGTTTTGCTTGTTTCATAGCATCACGGAGACCAGCATCTACTTCATCTGGTGTTTGTGGTTTTGGTTGAAATTCAGTCATTTTAATTCCTCTTTCAATCTCCAAAGGATAAAATCAAAATCACCATCATTAACTTGTTCTAACCAATCAGTAATCTCCAAAAGTGCTGCCTTTGCCTCATTATTACGACAATCCTCATAAGTTTCTCCTTGTGGAGCAGTAGAGATTGCCGTAGAAATTCGTTGAAGTAGAATTTTAGTGTCAGTCATAATTCTTTGGTTGTTGGGGATCTTGACGCCACATCTCATTATAGCACAACCATGGCTCTTGTAGATGATCCATCTCTGCTGTCCAGTGAATGCCATCTACATCAATAGCATCCAGATAGTGTATGCGTGTCTTAGGATCAATCACACGGGTGACTGATACAAACTTCACATGTTTCATTCTTCTTCATCCTCTACAGGAAACATAGCGGCAAGCTCTTCATCAGTGAGATTGAGAATCTCTAATGTATTATTCTCTTCTGCCTGTCTTACTTCTTCATCATACATGACAAAGTAACGAGCAAACTCATGTAAACTGGTGCTGCCAAACTCAACAACACCATCAATCAAACACAGGTAGTTCATACTTCAGCAAGCAAGAGTTTGTGACAACGATCTGCCTCCATCAAGACATCTTCATCTAGACAATCCCACTCCACATAATCATAAGCAGAACCAGCAGTTTCGTATGAACCATCAGACAGCAGTGGAGCATACATCAGCACACGCTGATTGTTAGCATCCAGAGTGTAAGTGCAACCGTTAACTTCAGAGATGAGGAATACCATTTTCAGATCAGGCAGAAAGAACCGCAGTAGTTTTGTGCCCAGTTGAGTGCTTCATCAAGAGGGCGAGGATTAGAAACAACCATCATGTTGTCACCAACCTGAGCAACACAAATATATTCAGACTTGAGCATAGACATGGAAGGAACCAGAGTTAGGGTGCCTTGCTTGCCGTGACCAGCAGTGTAGTGGAAGACCATCGGGGCGTTTCCTTGATTACCTATGTAATATACAGGAGAATCCACCCCACCGGGGGGTGAGGTGGACAGCTTGCCTAGTGGCACATCATGAGGCAATAGGAACGCAAGTAGTGGGATCCTCTTTATCATTGATCTGCGGAGCAAAACCAATGAAGTTAAAGGGAAGACTACCATTCACAAAAAGATAACCAGCAACATCACGAACGATCTGTTCAAAGTTATCAAATTTGTCCATAGTATCCTCTCGTTGCTTCACGATAGACTTCTCATCTTTGCCATCAACATGAAGATAAACATTCTGGACTTTCTTAGTATCAGAATATTGCTTCATGAGAGAGTAGATACGATCTTGGAAGTAATGACCAGGGAAAAAGTAATCTGGTTCTACAGGCAAATTCGTATCAGGTTGCTGTGCCCAAGCAGTAGCACTCTTATCAGTCCAGCTAATCGTAGCAGTAGGAATATCGTTGTTCTTGATGATCTCTGCCACAATCTGATTCTTAGTCTGTGTGGGCATGTTCTGGCATACCAAATACACCCATTCACGGATAGAATCTTCGTTATCTTCTAGATCACCAGATCCAATCAAACGAGTCGCAGAAGCATGAACATCTTCCACGCTATGTGCTTCACTGGGAGCATGATCATTACGAATCTGAGCAAATGTCTCTAGGGCATACTCACGACTCACACCATTCACACCGATGTTGACTACATCAAATACCCATTCAGTGTATCCGATGTTGAGAAATGCCTTGAAGCGATTCATACCATCAATCAAACGATAGTAATACTTCCTGCCATTAGCAACAATGGGATCTTTCAATCGTTCAACTACAGGAACGGGAAGAGAGTAATCAACACCACGATCACGCAAAGAGTTCTCAATCTTAGACACATTCTTACGCAATGCGCCATGAACACGACCAGGATTGGTTTCAGTTTGTCCAGTATAGATATCAGCAAGTGTGATAGATGCCCGACCAGATCCACCACCACCCCGTTCCTCAGATCTACCACCAAGGGCAGCGGAGATACCAGGAGTTGCTACAAATTTGTAGGTGAAGTCCTTGACTTTAAGTTTTTGTTTCATGATAGTTAATTCAATGTGTTATGAACATCAGATCAAGTGCCAATCACTTTCTCTGATATGGTTATCATACCAGTTTTGAGGGGATCTGGCAACCCCATAATCAATTAGTGTTACTTATTCATCTGAAGTGTGGGCACAGGCATACCACCCTCGGTAGGAACGTAGATGGTCACGTTACCTTTGTTAGCACCCTCTTCAAGTCCAGTGATATACAGATACTGAAGATACTCACGATTGTCCTTCAGACTATCACCAATGATCTGGTTTGCTTTAGCAACACCAGTAGCACGAATGATCTCAGCATCAGCTAGTTGTTGAGCACTATCTTTCTTTGCTTGTGCTTCCAACACTGCTACCTGACGAGTATACTCTGCTTTCTGAAGTTCTGCCTTACCAGCAAGCGATTGTTGCCACACATTATATTGTGGACCACCAATAAAGATGAGACCACCAACTACCACAACACCAACAGCAATGAGAGCAATGGCAGGGTCAATAAATCCGTTTTGTTGTTTCATTTGTTCATCTCCAGTTTGAGTTTACGAATACCAGTAATAAAATATCCAAAGTCACGCGATTCTGTGATAGGTTTGGTCTCACCACAGACATCACATTTACCATTCCACACAGATGAGCATCCTACAGAATACACACCATACTCAGCACCACAATCAAAACATGAGGTGTAAGCATTCTCCAGTTTCTTAAGCAGTTTCTTGTTGTCCATCTTGTTGTTTAGCAATAGAATCTAATGCTGCTCGCGCAGACTTAGCAAAGTGATACGGAGTTGTGAGTCCGAAATCCGCACCATCTAGCAGATCAGTAGCATAGTATGTCTCAGCAATCAGCATGAGAGCATCATACAGAGCAGCAATATGCTCTTCTTTAGATTTGAATGAGAGTGTCATCAGACCAGTTGGAGTTTAGGAGCAGGAGAGACTTGGAAAGTGAAACGCTTGGCAGTGATAGTAGCATTCTCAGTGCCAGACTCATCAATGATCTGCCACCAGTCCTCACCATCTTCAATCACAACATAACCGAAGCAACCAGCAATACAGAGAGAGTCAAGACCTTTACGAATAGCAGCACGTTTGGAGTTGAAACGCTCTTTGCAGTTATACCATCCGTTACGCTCTACATCCTCAGCAGGACCGAAAGTGATGAGCAGGTAGTCAGTCATGAGTGCGTGTCTTTCGCTGATGTAATCAGTATAGGGCATCTGGTGGGCAGTGGGGAGAATGGTGGACAGCTCATGAGGTGGCACACGCCTCGATCCGCTGCCTGGCATAATCAATATAGTCTGCATCAATATCGTAACCAATATAATCCCAATCAAGATTAATTGCGGCAACTGCTGTAGTCCCTGTGCCCATGAATGGATCAAGAACTATACCATTCTCAATACCAGTCAGTTTAATACAATCCGCAACCAATTTAACTGGAAATGTAGCTGGATGCTTGCCTCTGAGTTCTTTACTATTAATAGTTTCGTATGGTATAAACCAGCAATTGCCCTTGTCTCTCAAATTTGGTTTGGTGTCAATAGTATTCTTACCACGAATGTTTGCTTCGTAGTATTCATACTTAACACCAACTGCAAGACGATCTACATTTACATTACCATCTTTTGTGAAGTGAAAGAGATGCTCCCATGTAGGACATAGAAATCTTTTACTATTAATTGGTTTGAAATGTCCGCTTGTCTTGTCATTTACATGAATAGATTTCACCCAGTTAATGTGATTTTGCAAAATCCAATCATTTCTGAGTGCAAGACCGACCTCCATGCCCACCCATGGATCAACATTAGAATATCCCATGTTCACAAACAAATGCCCATTATCCTTGAGCACACGCTTACCTTCACGAAATATCTCTACCAACCAATCAATATACTCTTGGCGTGGTTTGTCATCAGAATATTTACCATATTTGATATTAAGATTATATGGAGGAGAGGTGATGATAGCATCAACACTCTCGTTCTCCAATTGCTTCATACCAGTCAAACAATCAAGCAAATAGAGCATTACGATCACCAAATGGAATAGAACCCTTAGTATATTGAGTCAGATCAGATCCACGTTTGAATACAACGCGAACCTTAGGGAATTCTACCACATCACAGAAGATGTAGATCATCTTCATAGAATGTTCACGATGCTCATCAATATCAACAGACCGACCAACACCAAGATATTTGGATGCACAGAATTTGGCACCACCTTTAGTGAAACATTTGGCATCATACTTGACACCATTGGGATCTACATGATCGTATCCCTTGCCATCAACAAACATCAATTCAGGAAACCATTCTTCAAGTTGCAATTCAAGAAAACCAGATGCACGACGACCATCAGTGAATAGTTTATTCACACGCTCTTGCGAGAGAGTTCCAAATGCTGCTGGGCACTCAAAGTTATAAACTTGATTGAGTTGAATCATGGTTTGTTTGATTATGAATTAATTGTAGCAGGTCAGTCGCCCGATAGGGCAGCACCCAGACACCTTGACAAGTGGCACTCTAGCTCTTGATCGCTCACGCCATGCCTGTTAGCAATCTGTTTAGCAATACGCTCATCAGTTGCCCACATCAAATCAATAATAAATGCAATCTCTTTGTTATTCAGAACCACATCAGTTGATACAATCATTTTTTCTTGCTCCTAGGGGACGCTGTAGGGGTCTTGGCAGCGGGAGCAGCAGCAGACTGCTTAGGAGTCTTAGCAGGGGTCTTCCTGCCGCTCCTGGGCGCTGCTGGCGGTGCCTCAGCAGTCTTCTTGCGTGTCCGCTTTGGTTTCTCTTCTACATCAGTGATCTTAACATAGGTGTCAAGATCAGCAAATACCTTGTCTTTCTTTGTAGTGCGTGGTTTCTTAACTTTCTCTTGTTTTTCCTCTAGTGGTGGATAATCTGGATGCACATCAATCTTACACTGACTCACATCAATCTTGTATTTTTCAAGATACTTACCAACATGAGTAGGATGACAGAACCAACAGATCTTATTGTCATTCCTATCCTTATGCTCTAGGCGATACCCAAAGTTTGAGTGTGGAAATAGATCTTCAGTTTTCAGATTGCTCTTTGTTTTTCTCATGTTCCTCAATTACTCGGTTACACTCTGCCATAATGACATTTATAAAGTCTTGTTCGGTCCAGGTATTGAACACAGACTCCACAGGATCATCAGGATCCCATGTAATTTCAAAACCATCTTGTGTTTCTTTACAATCAATCATACTATCTCCCAGTGTGCATCAGATTTATCACCAAAACGATTAGTTCCAGTCCGAGTGCTGACCCAAAAGAAGTATTTACGATTCTCGGATGCAAGGAACAACTCACCGCCAGTATCCTGTTCTACAATACAAACAGGATTGTTTTCCATTATATTAGCAAGACGATTCTTTGCCTTGCTACTCTTAGGTTTGACTAGGACTTTTCTCATCATCGAGTTTGATGTTGTATTTGTTGAGTGTTCCGTCTGTGAGATAATCATACAGCAGCTCAGCAAATCCATGGTGGGGACGTGTGCCAGTTTCTAAAGCTCCACTGGTTGCTACTGTCCACATAAGGTCTAGGTTACGTTTGTCCGGAAGTTCTTTCATTTGTTTAGTCCCATGGTGCTTTACGATTTATCAGTTCTTTTATTCTTTCTGCTACAGCAGGATCTGGTGGTTCATTGATTCGTCTCACAAGTTCATTGTAATCCTCTACTGAGAGTAGAATCTTTGGTAGTTCTTGCGACAATCTCAACTTGCGTTCTGGACTGATAGTTAAATTGTATGGATCATCATATGGATAGATGTATTCTTGAAACCATCCAATACTTAAGGATTCCCAGAACTCACCATAACCCCATTCATCACCATCATTATAACAATCTACAATACACAAGACATTACGAAATCCATCTAGGAAGTCTTGCCACTTTGATTGAGTTTCAAATCTCATTCCATTCCTCGTATCTCGTATTGATCTTACCATCATTGGTGAAGATATTCAAGTGTCCTGTGCGACCATCCTCAAAATAGAATGCCATCCAAACATGATGCCCTTCATCCATCACCTCATAGTGATACGATTTAATATCATCCAGAAGAAACTCGTCTGGATTATAGAGTTCTTTGTCAGTCATGATTGTTCAGAATCGGGTAATTCTGATCGTAAGTATTGTTCAAATTTTTCCCCGAATCCACGTTCAGAATTGCGAAGATTATCATGTAGTCTATTTACTGATTCATGATAGCTATATAAATCTACATTATCCCAATCTACCATAGACATGTTATCACCATCAACTATAATATTATCCAAGTGCCAATCTTGATGAGCATAAGGAAAAGTCTGTTTAATATTATCTAAACAAAATTGATATACTTTTTTTATAAATTCGGGAGTGTGGGGGAACTTATCAGCAGTATCTCCTGATATTTTTTTAAGTTCCATCCAGACAGTTTTTTCATCCTTATCCCAACCATATCTTTTTATATAATCAGGATTAACTATTTTCATAATTTCAACATGATGTGATAATCCTTGCTCTATTTGAAAATCAGGAATTTCGGGCAAAAATTTCCATATTTTTTTATAACAATCTGAAAGTTCGTAAACTTCTACTTGCACTCCTCGTCCCTCGTGGCGTCCAGGTGAAAGATCAATAGGTTTGATTGTGGTGTCAGGTAGATTGTCTTTCATTTTTAATTATCCAAAGTTATAATGAACTTGACTATAGAAGTTTTTATAGCACTTGGCATTGGAGAGTTTCATCATCACAGGTGGGATGAAATAAGCACACTCAGTATAGAATGCTTCTTTAGATAGAAAGCGAAGACCATGTAAATGCCATGTCCCAAACTTTTCATGAAACTCCCTCACAGCACGATATTGTTTTGTGGTAACTGGATTGTAATTGTCATCAGGTCCAAAGTCATTGCCATATGGTAGTCCTTGTGTGATCATTAGACAAATAGTTTGTCCTTCACCAGTAGCAAAGTATTCAGAAATCATATAGACCCAATATGGATCTTCTTTATGATCACCATACTTTTGATTGTATTCTTCTATACAACACTCAGCAACCTTTTGAAAGTTCTCTTTCTTTAGTGCTTCAAGTTGTTCATACAACTCTTCTTTCTCGGAAGCAGCAAGTTCTTTCAGTGCTCCATCATACTGATGAATACCTTCTAGAGCAGTTTTCATTACTTGATCAGACATTGCTTCTTCAAACATAGCATCAGGATATGGTTCTTGATTGTTCATAAGTTCTCTCAATTTGTCTTTACCATATTCAGTAAGTTCAAACTTCTTATTACGAAGTTCATTGATTTCTTTTTGAGTTAGATTAACCCAAGGCATGTCAAAAGTCATACTTCACCTCAGTTTCTTTCATACGCAGCAGGAAACCATCATCGCCAATGTCACCACTATAGAGATAATCAATGTCTCTCATAATCGTTGCCATCTTACGCAGTTTGGGGATTTGCTCTCGCAACACATCAATCACATCAGGATCATGGCTAGGATACCATTTCTCACCATAGTATCCACTATCATCTTTTGCTTTACCATTATTCTCAATCTCTACTTCCAACTCATCAGCAAACTGATCTACTTTGTAGTAGTCATAATTTCCAAAGTGCCCGCCGCTCATTGATAGTTCTCCTCAAAATCAAAACGCAAATCAATACAATTCATAATCTCATTCTGGATGTTTTCTATCACCCAATGTTCTTCTGGAGTATCAGTATGCTTGAATGATCTACGATATCCAATGCGGATACCTTCTTCAAGTGCTTCCTCAAGAATTACTCTAGTCTTCGCTTTCATCATTTACATTCTCCAAATAATCAAAGTTCCAAGTGCGTTCAAAGAATCCAATGTCAATGCCAAATTTGTAGCACCAAAACATTACACTGAAGAGAGTTCCAGTTCCAGATTTGATCTGAATATAGGGCCATGAAGCATAATCATTCCAACTTACTGATAGTTGAATCAGTGACCAATCTTTGAATGGACTAGGAACATGTCTACCAGTGTTCAAAATTTGAACAAACCAGTCATGACCATAATCATAGCGGTGATTAAATTTAATGAGTTTCATTGACTTTTACCTCTACGACGACGCTTCTGTTCTTTCTTGAGTTGTTCGTACAGATCTACCAGTTCATCCTCATCATACCACACAATGGGATCTTCTACATCAGGATTCAACCATTCCATGAACTCATCGCCTACAGCAATGGCATCATCATTACGACCATTACGAATCAGATACATGAACCTACGCTCACGATTCTTCATGATAGTCTCAACTTGATCTGATAATTTCTGTGCTTTACTCAATGGGTGTACACTCCAGTTTGTTGTTAAGGTGATCATAGGATACTAACTTGTATCCGTCAAGTTTCTCTTGAATCGCGTTCACAAACTCCAGGGGAAACTTGTGATGATAGATCCAGAAGACTTTCTTCTCTCGCGTAGAAGTAGTATCCTTGGGGCGAACACTCATGTTGTCGTAATTAACCTCCATCCATTGACGGAGATCAGACACTACAAATTGAGAGAGTTTTTGTGCTTTCATTTGACAAATACCACGTTAGGTTTTACAGAGAGTTCATACATACGAACCAGACAATCGTATGCGGTCTTATACAGAGCATATTCAGTAGGATTTAGCTCATCCCACTCAATATCCCATTCACTATCCCAATCGGGAGTGCCATCTTGACACATAGGCATCTGATAGACACCACCAGTGTGATCAAGACTTACAGCAATACCGAGAGGACCAATAACAATGTAGAGATCGTCTTCGTGAAGCATTTTGAACACCGGAATGAAGGATTACTATAATTTAGCAGAGAAATCTCCGCTTGTCAACGGGCATACAGATAAGAACCTGCCCAGTCAGCATTCTCAAACAACCATTCACGCTCACTAATGACGCGGAGATCGTAACGAACACCCTTAGCAGGAGACTGCCAGGAGGCAGATTTATAGACTTCACCAGTCTTCTTGTCCACAAATGCGTGAACAGAACGGGAACCATCCGCAGTCATGATGATCTTGTGATACTTACGACCCGACTCAAAAGTGAAGTCATAGTTACACTTACCTTGCCTCAATTCAGCAATACAGGCATCATGATACTCCACATCAGATGTGCGAAGTGCGTGAGACCGAATAGAGTAATCAATAAAGTTCTGACGCAGTGCCTCACATAGTTCCCAAGTCCACTTAGTAACATTCAATTGAATGGTATTCTTAGCGTCTTGCTGAGCAACAAATTGATCGAAGGTGGCGCTGGTCATGGTCTGTCCTCTTGATCTCTTTATTATAGGGTCTCAGGTGGTGCTGACGACGAGGTGTGTGACACTAAAACAACTGGCACCCTGCGGCGGCGGCATGGCAGAATATGGTGTTACAAATTCAGCAAGTTTACCGGGTTTCTTAGCATTGACTGGGGATACAATCTTCATATCCTTCTTGCGAAGAAATCCCCAGATAGTCTTTACTTCTTCAGTTGTGTAACTATACGGAAAAGAATGATGTAACCAGATAGCATGATGCTTAGCATCAAAATCCCGCTGAACAACAAATTTGTATCCATCTGGTGCCTTAGGTAGTGTAACTTTACTCATGTAAATTGCATCAATAAATCAATAATACATCATTATTTGGTGAATTGGAGGTTTTATGTGCCAGTTTGCGAACTGCCACCATACTTTTTAATATCATCGCAAGATATGTCAATCTTGTCTTCTAAGTCTTCTAGTCGTTTGTATAATTCTTTCATCATTCCACATTCTTCTGTGGATAGTACACTTTTAAGTTGATCCCAGTTTGGTTTAGTCATACTAGTAAATGAATAGGAACTCTTCAACAAATGATTTAGACTTATCTTTGTCGTAAATGTTATTCATATACCCAGAAATGGGGTCAAGTTTACGCATATATGAGTCAAAATCTTTGTATGCTGATGTATCTATACTAAAAGGAGCATCGTTATAAACTATTTCCTTGTATACTGACAAATAAGATACAAAATCATCCAGATAGTTATCAACCTCTGACATTGTACATTTGCGAACAAAGATATGCTCACTAAAATGATTTCCCATCTCAAAAAATCTATATTTACCAGTGTCTTTGGGTAGTCTATCACCAACACTGAACTTATAGTTCTCTACAGGATGCTGGAAATCAAATACGATGATCACTTTGTTCTCAAAGAATCCCATCAAGTCTACACTGAAGCATGGTGTATTCTTGCCAGTGTAGGGATACAGCACATGATTGTAAATGTCTGTAGTATCATTGCGGACCAGTGCTTCTCTAGTTCGCATGAAATGACCACCACGATAGACATAAGCATCCATCGTCATCTTACCTTCCCAGTGATTCCAGAGTTCTACTTGTTTGAGTTCTGGGAAGGTATCGTGAATTGCTTGCTTATAGTTTTTCCAGAGGTTTTTCACAGCGCGAGAATATCTTCAGCAAGATATTGTGGACTATAGTTGGTGATGGTGTCATCTTCAAAAGTCAGTGGGCGATGACCATTTACCATTTTCTTGACAAGTTTAGCCTTCTCAAGGAATTTACGATGATATTCAATCCAGGTATCAATTTCACCAACTAATTCGTTATAGAATTGTTCTGCTGAACATTCTTCATCAGTGAGATAATCACCAATGACATCAACAAGACGATCTTTGCGAACAGATTGATAAGTCTTTTCCATGTAATTATGTGGGTAAGTGTTCAAAGATGGATCAATTTCACACGTCATAAACTTTACATTCCAATGCTTCCGGATTATCGTTACAATAGAGTTCTAGAGCAGTTGGGTCATGCTCATCGTCTGGATGAGAAGCAGCATAACGCTCCAGAGACTCTAATTCTTCTTCAACATGACGGCGAGACTGAGAAGATACCATAGGATCTCCTAAAATTTGTCTGTCTTTTTCAATATGTGTATGGATGTCCATTTTAGTTATTGTCTTTAAGTGATTGCTTCATGTCATCAATATGATCTAGTAATTCATCAGTGCGAATCAACATATCAATATTATGTATCAACTCAGCAATGTTTTTTGCTGTTGACGGTCTCTCTGTTCTCGCAGCATATGCTAGAGCATTTCTCAGAGAATACTCTGCTTCCTTTAAAGAATCGGTAACTGATTGTGATAACGCCATTAGAGTTTACCTCCTACAATTCCATCATGAGTTTTGAGCGGCTCGTTAAATCCTTCTTGCTTGCCCTTCAGATACCATCGTGTAGCATGAACACAATGATGCTTGGTGAGAGAAAGAATCACTGCTGTGCCATCTTTAAGATAGCTGTTCCATGTTCCCCATCTACTCTGCTGGACACGAAAGCAATCATCAATCCAAAAATCTTCTTCATTCATATTACTTAATGTTGTAGTCTTTTCGTATCTTCTCTAGAGCACGTTTGAGTTTGTAGTTATCATAGCGTATACGGATGCCTAATGTCAAGACAAACCAGCGTTTGATGATATTGATACGGATCAACTGAACTTGTAACAGAATCCACTTACCAACATTCTCATCAACTGCCATCATATACACTACAACAGCAAATATGGTGAGTAATGCGTAGTAGTAAAATTCAGTCACGCTGCCTCCAGTCTTCGGGTTTATCTTGCTTGAACCAATCGGCAATCTCATCTACACTATTGAATCCACTAATTCCCTTGGATTCATGTCCTGTTCCACCAATATCCAGCTGATTTAGAAAGTCATCTAGATCACCCTCCACCATATCAGGATTCTCTGCCCTTCTTCTTGCCTGACGGAGTATGGTAGCAGCAGAGCGATTTGCTTTTGCCAATTTCTCTGCCCAGATCATGTCTTCCAGACTGACTTCCTCATGAAGCGCAATCTTCTTACCAATACCTTCCAGACGAAGGCGATATTGCGTAGAGAGCATATGTAATCTCCATATAGGGTTATTTAGCACGGGTCACTTAAATCGTTCTGCTAGATCATTACACTTAGCAAAGTCCTGATATGATTGCTCAGAGCGTTCATAAACAATATCACAGATCTCTTGAAGAATAGTATCAGTATCAACACCATCCTCAATGTATGTGTAAAGTGCTTCTCGCAGATACCTCTGACGATTCCACTCAGGTGTATATGGTTTGTAGTATGTCATGGTGATAAAATCAGATGGAATATTCGGTAGCAGCGATACCTTTGATGAAGATGTTCTCAATGATCGCTTGAAGACGCTTCTCAGTGCGCTGACCATAGTTGGCGAACACAGGCACAGTCACGAAACCAGTCTTCTTACGATAGAACTCACACGCACCAGCAGCAATCTTGCCAGAGGCAATATCAGCAGCATCACGGCGGTCAAGACGAATCACACGCCCAATGGTCTGTGCCATCTCAATGACGGGCAGACAACGCAGCAGGATGGTGTGAGTGAGACCAGGGCAATTGATACCCTCAGCAAGAATGCTGTAGTGGAAGATGATCATCTTGATAGTAGGATCTTCGCCCCACTTGGTCATAGTGTTAAAAAACACCTCACGACCAACTTTCTGACCATTGACATAGGCACCATGCTTCGCAGTGATATGAAGCACGTTGTAACCATGAGCAGTGAAGTGAGAGATCACATCAGTCTTGGTCAGCAGACGCCACAGAACTTTAGTGTTAGGAGCAGCAACCAGAATCTTCTGGGCATGTTCGTCATCCAGTTCGTCAATAATGTCAAGCAGAACTTGCTTGTCATTGTCAGCTGCGGCAAGAGACTTTTGGCGAGCAAAGTCTACTTTGTGCGACTTGATGGTAGGAGGAAGAATGCTGCCGTTCTCAATCAGTTCAGGAGCAGGCACACTGATCAGTTCCTCACCATACACCATGGTATTGTTCATACCATTGGCATAAGGATTGTTGTGATACTTAGGCGTAGCAGTGAAGAAATAAGCGTTGGTGGCGTTACCAGCAACGTCAGCAACAGTCGGGAAGAAATCACGACGAACGCTGTTATGTGCCTCGTCAAAGTAAACGAAGTCCACATCAATCTCACTCTCAACAATACGATTGAGAGACTGATAGGTGGTGAACAGCAGGCAGTGAAGACCAGCGTTCAGAGTGACATCGTTGAAACCACGAATTACAGCAGGTTTGGTGCTGTGAAAGTGATCAGTCTCACCGCTGTGAACGTGACCCACAGCAGCATGAACATCACCATTCAGAGCAGACCAGAACTCTTCGCAGAGTTGGTTAGCAAGCAGAATGCGGGGAGCAACGATTACAGCAGTCTTAGGGGCATCAGAAGCGAGCAGACGACGCTTGAGATCCTCAATAGCAATCAGAGTCTTACCACCACCCGTAGGGATGATAATACGACCCGTGTTATGCTTCTCCATAGCGGCGAGAGCACGTTGCTGGTGGGGACGGAGGTTCATAACGAATCACGTTTGTCTTCATACTATAGGGTCATTTGCCGCCCACGTCAAGGGGTGTGTGCCAGTTTGCAGACTGCACACTATCCCATTACGCTAATTTCAGCTTAAAAGCTATTGTAGTTCTCAGATCAAAAAAATCTTTTTCTGGAGACTTTGCATAGTGCCAAATATTTGCAGGAAATAATAGTCCAGTATTTGGTTTTGGTATAAAATAATATAATGCATTATTTAAATTAAACACCGTCTCCCCTCCCCAACTAACGTTCCAGTGAGGATTTGCATAAAACAAAAAAGTATATTCATTGCTTGAATTAGAATCTAAATGCCACGATCCAGATTGTCCGTATGTTTGACCATTAGCATAAACATTCAAGAGAGTAACATCCATTTGAATTAGATCTTTTATGCATCCAAACAAATGTTTAGTGAAAAAATCATGATCATTTAGATTCATAATCCAAAATTTCTTGTTGTCATCTCCCGATTTACTGACATGTCCATAACGCCAGGAAGATGATCTCAAATAATTTTGTATTTCATCACGTTGCTGGTCACAAAATACATTTTCAAAAGCTTTTATCATTCTAAAGAGTTATCCCAGAGGAAATTACCATTTTCATCATAAACACAACAAAAAACATATAAAAGTAAGTCATTGGTCATTCCCAATATTTCTCTCTTGGTTGGGAAATTCATTTCCGCAATTTCAACAGCTGTTAATGCATTAGAGAAAGAGAAAAAACAATCATCATCATTTCTCATTGCATTGATAAATTCCATATCAACTTTATCGTCATAGAAATCACATATCTTTTCCCTTTCTTCTATCGTTGAATATTTAATTTCATAATAGACTAAACTTACTCTATTTTTGATGCAATAATCGCTGATTAGATCAGAAATTCTTAAATTTTCCATTAGTTCATTCCCTCAAAATTTCCAAAGTTTCTTAGTAAATTAAATTTAATTTTAACAAAATTTTCATACAATTCTGGTTGCTTTTCCTTCCAATTATCAGGAACAGCGTAATTTTTCATAATACCATGCATATCTGAATTAATTTGCCTCAAAACACTGTTTTGAATAGTAGATTCGATCCAAAATACGCAAACACGTCTTACTCCAGATGTAACTTCATTTACTCTATGTGTATAACCAGTTGGGTATATTATAGCATCTCCGGCATCCAATTTAAAAGGGATTTCTTTATTGCCGATATCAATCATCAACTCACCACCAGAATACTCATCTGGATTAGACAGAAAAACTGTACAACTATAATCTGTTCTAACAGATCCCATTTTGTAATAATCATTGTGCTTGTGATAATACATACCGCTAGTATACTGAGAAAATAAAATGGGTCCGTATTTTCTCAGTGCTGTATACTCCTGAAAATCATAATTTTCAGCAACTGATGATACTATAATTTTTTCACTTTCGGTAAAATATCCTTCACCTCTTGTCATTTCTAGATTATTTTTAATTTGTGGCACAAATTCAACCTTTGTCATAAGACCTGCTTTAAATTCAGCAGCATCATAAAGAGAATTTAATTTTTGAATATTCTGTTCATTCAAAAGAGTTAATGTATGAAACATAATGATTAGTTATTCCGAAATTTTATTTAGTGCTTGTGTTGCAGCGTCGTGGTAGTAAACCTCTGGATTTTTTTGAAGTAATTCAGATAGAACTTCCCTAGCTTCATCAGTTAATCCAGATTGTAAGTTAGTTGCACTATCTGAACAAGCTCCCATGTATCCAGTTTTATAATTAATTGTAAGTTCCAAATTTTTATCAATTTTTTGAATTGCTTTGGTAATTTTTTCCTTCAATTCACTATAAGAAAGTAAATTAAGATCTTCGTCCATGGGTAAAGATATATACGTAGCAAATTTTAAAAGTTTTACTTTTGTTAGCATTAAAGCATGATTTTCAAACTGATCTGGAGTAGAAAGATACTCAACATCTTTATTTGGATATCTTAGTAAATAATTTTCTGGATCTATTGGAAACTCAATGTTTAGGATATTTTCATTACTCCAATTAGGATTTTTTGTAACATCCCTAAGAGTTTGTCTATATTTTGACCACATAATTTTAACGTCTTCATCCAACGGGACATCTGGAATCTGAGTCCAATCTGATTTTGAGAGCAAACTTGATCTTAATCCTCTCAAATTTGCAACAATAAAATCGAATTGCTGAACAATTTGTTTTTTTACTTCTTCTTTAGAATTTCGTAAAAATTTTATTCTTACTTCTTCATAAAGATTCAAAAATTTATTATATAAATTAAATCCCTGTTCTGGAGTAAGATTTGCATTATACATTACTGGAACCTTTTTCTGTAACCTATAATCATAGGCATTTTTTTCCTTTTCACAAGAAAAAGTTTCGTCATTATACCAATTAAAGAATACAATTTGGTCATCTTCAGACCAAATAGATTTATCAATAGATGATATAAATTCTTTCAGAGATTCTTCGTCAACTAAATGCATATTTCCACCCCAATATATCTTCTTTTCACGAAGATAAAATTGTAGAACTGGTGCTCTTTCTGGGTTTTCCATATTAATTTTGTTTATTAGTAACGTAATACTGGGGCGTTTATATACCAACCCGTCAATATATATTTATTCTGAGAATAAACAGTTAAACCTCTATGCACATGAGTATATCCTGCAGGCCAAATTACACATGTTCCTCTTTTGGGTCTGATCCTTCTTTTTTGATATAAAAACTCTGTCTCGCCCTCACCTTCCGGAAGATCATTTAAATATATCATCCAAACCAAAACTCTTTGTGCCATATCATATCCAGTATCTTCATAATGCCAAACATGATACCCACCCATAGGTTCAGTTCTTTGTAGTTTAGAATCTGTAGCAATTAATGGTGTATTTGCAAGTTGTCCATATTGATCAATATAATCTAGAAAGCAAGAGTGTAAATATTGATTAAATTCATTACATAATGCCGCAGCAGTATGATTAATCATTACACTATAATCTTGACGACCGAGATTTTTAGTTTTGAATTGACGGTCCCCCTCCATGGGTTCAATATCCATTGAATCGTTAAGTTGTAATTGATTGGTCGAACAATTCAGTAAAACTTCATCGATATGTTTAATGGCTTTATCACAAACAAATTTAGGAACATGATCTTCCCAAACTCCAATGAAATCATCAAATTTTCCCTCCATTAACTCGGGAGGTTTAATTGGTATTATAGACATAGTATTTTCAGTATGCTTTTATTATATATTTAAGACGAAAATATGGACTCATCAACAGAATTTCTTCCGCGGCCTGTAACCTTACACTCAATGCAGCATCAAACTCTGATCTGGAAGAAGTTTTCATAACTATATTACCAGGATTCAAATTTACACCAGCATCATTAACTAAATTAATTGTTTTGTTGATGGTTGTGCCTAAATTATTACTTGGATTTGCAACAAAAGTATCGTGTGCAGTCTGATTTGCTGGGTTTAAATTTCCATTATACAGAGCTCCACCTGGACCTTCATCATGACCATATGAAGATACTGGTGCTGCCGTTCCCCAAGTGATGTAATGAGAATGAGCTCGTAATGGAGATCCGCTTCTACTAAAAGTCAGTGGTGTGCCATTAGTTTTATTAACAAATCCAACTCTAGCATCAGAATAGTAGGGACTACCAGAAGATGCTTGATCATCACTCCTGAGAACATGTCTCATAACATGATCATGCACTGGAGCTGCAGATACTAGTCTAGGTTCTGTGCCATTTGAGCTTCCGGCACTGAAAGATGCAGTTCCACTATAGTTTGGCTCAACTTCAGTAGTTGTTTTATCAAATCCAGTTGTAAAAAAACTACCCAATTCAAAAGTATCTTCTGAACTTCCACCAATAGATACTGGATTGCCAGGACTTCCAGGAGTAATTTCAGACCCTGGAGGTAATTGCCTGACCGTGCTTACATTATATAATCCCCCTTGAGTTCCTGGAGTATCTATAGATCCTCCAGGAGTTCCAGTTGGATTGGTGACGGGAGTTAAAGATAATCCAGCACCAATATTACCATCAAGAACTCCAGTTCCCATTAATTTTTTAGATCTATAATCTGGTAATCTAAATGTAGAATTTTGTGTTCCACCATAAGTATTACCAAGGACTTGATATAATGCTCGATAATCAGAAACATTAAGTAATCTACCATCGCATTCTAACCACCCAGGATACAGTGTTTCTATATTCCAATTTGAAGATTCAGTTGCTAAATTACTACTATTTGTCCAGGTAGATGGTTTTGGAACTGAAATCACAGTTCCAATCGATGCACCAGTTTTTTGTGTCTGTTTAGAATATCTTACTGCCATTTTAAGTTTTAATTAAATATTCAACTAGAATATATTTGTGCTGTAGATCATCCATTTTGAATGTATTATCCATATTTATCCGTGTTGTCGTAACGATCTGATCAGCAGAAAGATCAAATGCGCTTATATTATGAGTGGTGGATCTGCTAACTGTAGATCTCTGTAGACTATGATTATGACTTACACCAGTAGCACTTCCTCCTAGTGCAGTTTGAGTCTCTACTTGATCAGAATAGTATCCAGCTTTTAAATCGCCAGGCCATGTTGCCACTTGGGCCGAAAATGGACCGCTACGAACAACAGCAGCGTTAGAATAATGTCCATGTGGTAGAAGATTATCTTGCTGAAATGCAGTAGCAGGAACTTGACCGGAAAGTGTTGTTCCGAAATTTTGAGTAGCAGGGAATGGAACTTCTGTCTGAGGAACAGCAAACTCACCAGAGAAAAAAGTTTCAATTTCTTCACCTCTATTTAAACTCATTTCAACTTCCAAACCAACTCTAGTAGTTTCAACACCAGTATTTGGATTTAAAATTACCAAATTATCATAAATTCCACTTGCATTAGATGCTTTTACATATTTTGATCCCAAATCTGGCAACTGAAATTGTCCCAAAGTTAAATCATCATTAGCCTCTTCTAATGAGAATCCTTCTTTAGCAAATTTACAATCAGATCCAATTCCCAATATTTCTGCTAGAGCTCTAAAATCTCTGGCCTTGTAAATTAATCCATTGCACCTTAAAAATCCTGCGGGGACATAATTAACCCAATCAGTTCCTTCAGGATTTGTTCCATCTAGATATCTACCAAATGGCATTATGGTTCCAGTAACTATTCCGTATTTTCCCTTCTCAAACGAATAATTTTTTGCCATTTTTAGTATGCCCTTATAATGTGGATTATGGATAATGAAGGTGTGTCTATATTATCTACTCGTATTGTTGCTATTTGTTCTGTGCCCTCATTGATTGGAGTAACATTTCCAGTTCCAATAGTGTTAATACTTATAGTATTTGGAGTCCTTACACTGCCAATAGTTATTGTAAAATCAACAGAATCATGTGTATGTCCTAATGCCCTACTAACAAAATTAACTTCTGGATGATTTAATGCAACTGGATATCCAAATCTACCACCATTTCCAGTATTATTTGACTCTAATGTATCATCTGAAGGTTGTAAAAAATTTCTAACTCCAGAAATATTTGATGCTTCTAATTGACCAGTAGCGTATTCATTTCTACTAGCTCCGCCAGATTGTAAATTATACCCCAAATTATTACCAGATGCTGATTCCGGGATGACATATGATGATCGATCAAATTCAGCGTTTGAGTTTGATTCGGAAGTATAGAAAGAAACATTTTCACAATCATCAGGACAAAAGAATCCACAATTAGTCAATTCACCACCTTGACAACGCTCAACCCATTGAGAAGCCGGACCAACGGAACTATATCCATTTTGAGATGTATGACTATGACCACCCATATGGTGATCTCCCATCAATCTAGGAATAATAGATACACTTTCTCCATAAGACGGAGGATTAATACCTATTCCAGTTACAGACGCACTAAAAGTATTTCTCGTAGAAATACCAAATCTTAAATCTATATTAGATACAGTGCCAGCAGTGCTATTAGCAGTATCCGTACCTATTCTTGCCGCAAAGTTACTGGACATTCCCAATCCAGATATATTCTGATGATTTGGATGGAAGTCAGCAATTGCTTTAGATAAAAGTTGAGGTAAATTGAATGTGATACCATCACCACCGTAGCGAGTACCGATTATTTCATACAACAGAGGAAAATCTTGTGGTGAGATTGTAGCACCATCACATTTTAACCACCCAGGTGGAATGCTACTTATGTTACCAGCCCATGGAATTATAGTTCCTATGGAGCAAGATTTCATCGATTTGACATTATTGTAATGCGTTGCCATTTATCAAATCTCCATTAAATGCCACCCTCTGTTTGAAGATGGAATTGAATTACCATCTCCATCAGTAGCACCTGCGTAGATAAGTCCAAATGCAGCATTTGGCGTATTAATAATTAATTCCCCACCACTATATATTCCTGAAGTAAGACCAATATTTGTTCCTGTTGTATCTCCCTGTATTGCAACACCAGATGGTGCTCTGAGAACCAATTGTGTATTATATTTTAAACTTCCTCCAACGTCAACGATTCTAATCATATCTCCAGTTTGTGCTGTTGTTGGTAGTTTTAATATCAAGGCAGCATTGGATCCAGAAGGTCTAACGAAATAATTTGTATTTGATTTTAAAAGTTCACTTGGTCCAATTGATGCTTCACTATTTGAATCAGTGCTAATGAATACCCACTTAAATCCTCCAGTATTTGTAATGTAATTAGTGATTCCGGCAAAATCAATAGATCCAGTAGAGTTAATAGCAAATTTTTCGATACCACCAGAATTAATAGTAAAGTCGCCACCATCTAATGTTAGGTCTCCCCCAATTGTTACATTATCAGCAAATGTTGCATCATTAGCACTAAGACTAAGAACTGTAGCACCAGTGCTGGATTTAATATCATTTCCATTGATCTGTAGATCTCCAGCAACAGTAACATTTGCGCCAGATAAAGTTAAAGCAACATTTGTGCTTGAACTAATGTCATTTCCAGCAACTGTCAGGTCGCCAGAAATAAACAGATTTCCAGTAGAATTAGTAAGCGTTAATTTATTGGAAGTTCCTGCAGAATCGTTAATGATGAAGTTTCCGCCATTTATAGTTAAATTATTTGGCGTATTAAATGTTGCATTTCCGTCAACATTTAAAGATCCATTAAAATCAATTGGTCCATAAACCGTCAATCCTCCATTAGTAATATTATCACTAATTAAGGTAGCACCAGTAATTGTATCAATTTCAAATTTTAAGACGTTTGCACCGTTATAAACCTGAAACTTTTTATTAATTGCTGATGTGGATGCTCCAACTAATATAGCTTCTCCTGTAGTTCCAGAAGTATTTCTAGACAGGAATAAGTAACTTCCTTGTGATAGTTCTCCACCAAATTCAGCAAGAGAGACTACATCGGTTGTTCCAGTTCCGTCAACGTTAGAAGTTAACCAAGTGCTATCAAATGACGTAATTACTTTTCTAATTGTAGTTGCGTCTGGGTGATCAGTTCTTGTAGGTAAGAATGTTCCGTATGGTTGTCTCTCAACAATAAGATAATATGGAGAAGCATTAACTCTTCTCAATCCTCCTATAGAAACTCTAACAATTTCAGGGTGACTAGAACCAGAAACTGCAGTATCAATTAAAAGATCATTTCCTTCCGAAATACCAACTGGTGCATTAACAATTGGTAAATAGTATTGATTTCCAGTTAAAGCAGCAAGTGCTGTCCCATCATCTGCTGTATAGGTAGGAATTGCTTGCTGGAAGAAAGTTCCTCCCCAAGTTCCTGCACCAGCAGTATCCAACACATTTGTAGTAGTTGTAATTATAACAAAATCAACATTTTTATCAGCAGGAATGCCGGATGGTGTTCCTGTATGTGTTGTCTGAGTTGATCCCAATCTAGATCGTGTTGCATTAAATGAAAATGCTGCTGTTCCACCAACAACTATAGAATTTCCTTTTACACTTAGAGTTGCATCAACCGTCAAACTATTGCGGATAGTTGTTGTTCCACCCTGAGCACCCATAGTAACAAGTGCTGCGTTTGTTGCAAAATTTAATGTTGAGGTTGCTCCAGAATTACTAAAGAAATTAACAGTGCCAGCAGATCCAGTAACATCTAATGTATCACTAAATGCTTTGTTTAATCCAATTGACAGATCTCCCCAAATATTGGTTTGCTTTGTCTTTATTGTGGTAAAGCTCAATGATTGATTTCTGCTGTATGCTCCACCAATATTAACTCTAGATACTGCAGAAGTTGTGCTAGCGTTTCCTAGCGTAATAGTGAATGTATCCGAGGTATTTCCAATATCAATTGTTTGTGTGGCAGCAAGATTACCAATATTGATAACCTGAGTTGTGGATTCAACATTACCAATTGCGATTGTAGAAGCTCTGCTGGCAAAATTAACTACTTCTGCCCAAGTTGTAAGATTTGCTGTTCCAACAAATCCACTATTTGAGATGAAATTGAAAGTTCCAGTAGTAATACTAGTTCTTACATCAGCAGTGTTAGTTCCACCTCCTCCATTAATGTCAATATCATTTTCAAATAAGAAGTCTCCAGTAATTCTAGCATTTCCTTTGACTACAAAATTTCTATCAAGGTCGCTCAATTGAGTGTTGATTCCAACTCTGCCGCCACTTTGATAAGTAGTGCCAGGTGTTGTTGCATCTGTAGTTGCTATTCTGAATGTAGCAGCATTTTGCGAAATTAAAGTATCAGTAGAATTGAGGAAATTGTAACCAAGGACAAATGCATTATTTAATGATTGTGCAACTCTATTAGAAGGATTAGACTGACTTCTATAATCAGGAACTGCCTTACCAGTAATAAAAACATTACCAACAACGTCAAGATTTGCTCTAGGATCAGTTGTTGCCGAGTCAACATAAGAGTTACTGTAGGCACTATGAGGTGATCTAGCAACTGTGTTAATGCCTACTCTATAATCTCCAAGTGTTGAAGTAAAGGTTCTAATTGATTCAGAACCAATAACTCCCAGTTCTTTCCAGTTTGAATTGGTAACAGATACTTGAGCACCCTGTCCAATTCCAACCGCATTCCAATTTTCTACTAAATCAAATGTAACTAATCCATTGACTTCAATATCAATAAATTCGCCATCAATATCCCAAGTATCTTCGTGAATTGTAAATCTTCCATTAAATCTTTGTTCCAATTCTTGACCATCAACATTAATGGTGCGAATAATAGAATCTAAAGTAAGACCATATGATAGATTTAATTCTCTATTTGTGATGGGAGATCCACCAACTCCACCAGATACAGACCAGATTAAACGAATCAGATTAGTTGCAGTGTATCCTTCTCCGCCACCAGTTCCAACTTCTAAATTTAATGTTGCATCATTAATTTTTGGAGTTGCTACAGTTTGAATCAATGAATTTGGAATAATTTCAAAAGTATTGGCATAAATCCAACCTAAAGATCCGGATTTACCTACTTCTTTACCTTTAAATAGTATATCACCGGGGATAGGTTGATTTCCAGTATTTCCATAATAAACATCTTGATCTGAAAATAGTTTATTTGAATTTAAATTTGTAGGTGAATAAATTTCCGGAGATTGCTCTGGAGTTGTATTTGATGGAGATCCCCCACTTTCCTGGAAATTATAGTGAGTCCTGATTGAATAATCTTGACCAGAAGCTCCCGATGCACCATTTCCTCTAGGATTAATTGCAAATATTGCAGAATTAATTCTATTTTTCGATAAACGAATATCCCCTAATTTTTCATCCGGAAATGCAGTTCTATCTAATGTTGGATCTTCACCAAGAACACTTGGATCAACTAGACTTAGAATTGACAGAGCAGCAACTGGTTCTTTGGCATCATTTGGTTGAACTCTTATTGTAACTGGTTGTGAAAAATCCGCAGTTCCTTTAACAGTAATTTTTTCTCTAAATGTAACTGGTGAAGTAAACGTAGTTACCAAAGCAGATCCAAGATCATCATCTTCTTCGCCAAATCCAACTAATTCTGCAGATTCTAAGAATGATTCTTCACCAGTAATACCATTAATCTTCTTGTTACCGATGTAAAGGTCTCCATTGGAGTTTAATCCAGTGTAGAATACGATACCACCATCCTCTCTCTTTGCCTGAGCATAGAAGTCTTGCTTATCAGTAAGAATAACTTCCTGACGTAGTGGGAAACCAGTTGAGTAGTTACCAGGACCAAATCCAAGATACTCAAAGGTGTGGTTTCCAGAACGAGCAATAGATGGTCTACGAAGTTCTACATAGAGTCTTTCTTCTGTTGGAAACAGCGAGGTTCCTCTAATTGGAATGAGTCTATCTTCAGATCCAGATTCAGCATTTCCAACTTGTGCCCTCAATCTAGCGTCAACAGAATATTCTGGAGCAACATCAACATATTCATCATATTCATATTCATTAAGTGCTGGACTATTAACTAAAAATGTTACTGCTTCCTTCGTGGAACTGAATTTTGAGTTGTTAACAGTAACTAATCCATGAACATAATTATCGGCAGCAGAGTATGATGCTGGAGGATCATTAATTTCATCACCATAATAATCAGAATCTAATTTTTCATACCATAAAGGATCATCTTTGTAATTTTGTGGATAAATGTATGCTACTGGTTGCGAGAATTTAAAGTTTCTGAAATTATTTCCAACACCTGGACCTGTTGGGAACGGAGAAACATTTCCTTTCAGACAAGTTAGATAGTAAATACCATCTTGTTGTCCGGGAATTCTTTCCTTAATTTCTTCAATATCAAAAATGTAGAATGTATCTTCAATTTCTCCAACATCTTCTACACTATCAATATAAAATTCTGCTCCAGTGTCATCGGAAACAATGTCGCCGGGCACTAGAGTGAATACATTTGATCCTTTAAGGGAGTAAAGATAATCACTCTTTAATGACTTACTATTTCCATTTGCATCACCCACGCTATCTGGTTTTGCTAGAAGTTTTGCAAACACTGTAGATCCAAGAGGTGTAGAACCTCCCTGGAAAAACGTCGTTTGATTTATTTTACTGAAATTGATTTCACCATCAGTAATATTTTTAATTATTAAATAATGATCTTGATTAGTTACAGAACTTGATGTAAATGGTTTATCAGATGTTGTAAAATATCCGTGTAAATAACCAGTGCCAGAACTATGCCCAGACCATTGAATTAAATTTCCATTGGTATTTGAAGTGGCATTTGCGGAGAAAATTCCAACTGAACCCTGTGGGGGTTCAATTTTAACTATTGTAAATTTTTCATTCTTAATTGCTTGATTTAAAATAGTGTGGTCAAAAGCAACAACTTCTAAGTAACTAAAGTTTGTTCCGCTTCCATTATCTTGGGAAATAATTTTTGCTGATTGAATAGTAAAAGCAATTTTTCCGTTTTTAGTCTCTACAACTTTTGGATTACTATATGGATCATATTTAGGTTCTATAATACTCCCATATGTTTTTCTATCCCAACCAATTTGCTCATCTGTATTATCAAAATCTGGATTTATGCCAGAATTATTTAAAAATTTGGCAATTGACGAAGAAGAATACCCAGCTTCCTCTAAGTGACTATCGGAAATAATTGGTTTGAGTACAATTTTTTGTGGTAATAATCTTCGTTTGTTGTCTGTTCTGATTTTTAATACAAATCCATTTAATGGATCTCTAACTGTCTCTAGATATTTTGGAATTACATATCTAAGTTTGTAAATTCTATCTTCTTTAATTCTATCATCATTAACTCTTTCAAAGAATGTATCGGATGTCCTGACCTCTCCAGGATTTGGTCCGGAATATACATTGCCAGAATTAAATCTATACAAAATATGATTTGTATTTTCATTATCTTCATCACTAATTTCGTCCACACAACGTAAATACCACTGTCCAGTTGAATTTCTGACAGATTGATTACTAGTTGGTTTTGGTTCAAATCTCAGTGGAGAAAATCTCTTATTTGAATATGTTAAAAATGTAAGATTTCCATTTAAAACAACACGATTTACATCATTTTTGGAATCATCGTATGATGTATAAATTGTAAATTCATTTGGACTATAATATCTAACCCAAAATTCATCTTGGGGATCTAAAGTTACTTGAGTAGTTACACCAGCAACAGAAATAGTTCTTACAGGTAAATTTGATCCATTAATTGGTCTAAAGAATACTTTTTGGTGATCAATTGGATCAATAGAGTCAGAAGGAATATCAAATGAGTGTGAGACTGAAGTTTTTAATACACCAGTTCCTGCATCTGTAGATACAGAAGTTATATATTGATATAAATCATATTGTGCATCTAAAATATATTTGTTTACTTCAATTACTACATCAGGATTTATTGAATCAGTTTCTGGAGAGTAAATATAATTACCTGCTTTTGCATTTTCTAAAGTTGTTGCAAGTAAGAAGACCTGTTGATCAGATCCATCGAAAATTGTGGTGCTTGAGAAATCTTCCGGAGAAGTTTTTCTTCCTGGAGCAATTACATAATATGTTGTATTAGTATTAAATCCTTTTGGTAGGCGAATAACTCTAGGATCTGGATTAGTTCCTGGAGCAGGTTTTGGAGAAAGACGAACAGCTGTTCCTGTTTCCATTTGGTGAGCTTGTCCACCAACTATAGTGAAGAGTGTTGCTCTCCTAGAAAGAACCGAGAAGTCTGTAGTTGGTTCAATTTTATCGACACCAGCATTTTCTGGATCTGAAGATAAAATACTTGTAATGTCTACAAAATATCCATCAATAATTGTTTCAATGTCGTCGTATTCAGTTTCATTATTTAATACATTAACTGTATCTTTAGGGATAGTATCATCATAGATAGTTCTTTCAGTTGAGAAAATACCATCTCTTACGGCAACAGGTCCATTTGGATATGATGTAAATTCAGTTTCGTCTCTTAATGTAAAATAAAGAATTGCACCAGTTAACTCCTGTGTTGCTACCTTAGTTTGTGAGGATGGATTAAAATATTGACCTGGATCCACGCCAAAATTATAAGATCCTTTTACGCCAATTTCAATATTTGTATCATCAATAATAGATCTAATATAAGAACCGGGTGGAATTGTTGCAGTTGGAGATCCAGTTGGTTCCGTCTGAGTTAATGAATCGTAAGAAGAGTATGAAGTAACCTTCATACCAACAACTAATCCCTTTGTTGATGGGACTTCAATAATACTACTGCTTGTTTCAGTTTTGCATCCAGTCAGTAGGTAATTCCAGTTACGCATTGCTGCGAGGCAAAAATCTTTTGTTACGCCAAGAGCATCAATTGTTTCACTTAACTCATTTTCAATGTAAATTAATTCATTTGCAGAAAAATATCCTTCTGCTGTCTGAACGCTATTAACATTTCCCCCAAGTCTCAAATCTTTAACTACAGCATCTACATAATAACCAATATCTCTTTTACATGTAAGGATGTCAATATTTGAATTATTCAAAAGATCGGGATATTTTGCGGTAATATATCCATACACTTCATCTTGAATGAATTGTTTATTATATCCAATTAAATTAGAAGCATCCTGTGCTCTCTGATTAATGGTAATTCCAGTAGGATTTAAGAAATTTACAGAAACATTATACGTTTCAATTCCTGTTGGAGTTAAAGTTGCTTCAAATAAATTATTTCCACCTGGAGTAATTGGTTCCAATTCAACATATAATTTTTCTCCCGGTCTAGCACCAAGTCGGTATCCACTTAATGTTGAGGCTGGTTTTTTAGATGGATCATATGCTTCGTTGGTTCCTAAGTAAAGACGAGTAAAATTACCAGGATCGTTTGAAGTTGGAACATCAATTGGATAGTATGGAATTTCAGTTGAATTAATAGAATCACCAAAAATAGTAGGGCGATATCCACCAACAATTTGCTGAGGTGGGATAATATGAGTAATATATCCACCCTTATCCTGGTTAAATGAGTATCCTTTATGACCTACAGAGTGAAGTGAAGTGTTACCGAAGTTTGAGTTGGAGTTGGTGATGGACATGTCGCCACCAGATTCCATCAAGAAGTGGTCAAAGAATCCCACAGCAAACACAGACACACACTGAACGAATGCATCATCTGAAGCACGAATGTGGAAGTTTCTCCATTCATCCTTCCAGTAAGAATCGCCCTTTGCATGATAAGGAACAGAAGCAAAGGCATCTGTTAACGATGCTTGATTCCAAGTGTTAGTAAATTCATCGTAGCGAATGAATGCTCTATCGTCTTTCTGCAGGGATACACCAGTATATTGAGCGACAACCATGGATCTAAATCCAGTTGACTTGGATCCATTTGCCCACATACCGCATAGACCCCAGATCGAACGAATCGAACAGTTGAATACATATGGAGATGCAGATTCAACAGAGTCAATTTCAGCTTGAACTACAGCATTTGAATTGAGTGAGGAACCTGATGTATATACAGCATTATTTGTAAGTCCTAATCCAGCTGCTACCTTTCCAGGAATTTCGTAAGTGAATACTTTGGGATTATTAGCATCAATGCTTGCTACTTTAAATGTGCCGTTTAACTCTTCGTCTAAACCAAGATTTAATACTGCAACATACTGATCCTTAAAATAACCATGATTAACTTTAGTTGTTACATTTAATACTAATTTTTGATTGGGTTCACCTAAGTTGGTATCTACTGGTTTAATACTTTCGATAAAAGTTGTATCCGAAAGAGGTCCAACAATTCTATTTTCCTGAACCAATACATCAAATTCACCAGGATCATCAATAGTTGGTTGATATTTTGAAAACGCAACGGCAACTTTTTTATAATAAGCATCTAATTCAAAATTTTCTGCATATTCCATAATGCAGATTTTGTGGTGTGAATATTCAGGAACAGCTAAATTAGTAACATTTCCTTTTTGGTAATATACTTTACCAACTTTATCGGCAGAATCATACAATGGAGAATTTGAAGAGAGGTCTCCGTCTTTAATTGTAAACTGCCAAATATAACAACCACCAGTTAAATTAAATATTGATGTTCTTTCTTGTGTTCCATCAGATGGATCAGGAACATAGAGTGGTCTTACAATAGTTCTACGAAGATCATATCCAACCAGTGAGCAACCTCTAGGAACAATTGCACCACCAGTAGAAGCATTGAACTTCCAATAGATATTGTCTGGACTTCTTAAATCTATGATGGAATTATCTTCCCACTGTCCAGTTGCCTGGTTAAAATTAAAGATAGGAAGTTCACCAAAAGTTTCTGGTTCTGTGCGATCACCTAAATCTAAAATTTGATTAATACCAGAAGCAATAATATCAAATAATGTATTTAAATCACTTGTAACATCAGCACATGTTTCTAATTGACCATAAGGAATATCCGGTGTCGTTGCTCCGGATTCAGATGGTCCCACAGAAATTGATGGGTCGAAAGATTGTGTGTATGTAGTTTGATATAACGTTATAATAATTTCTTGCTTAATTATTGAGGTAGCAATTTCAGCTGCATTTTCATAAATTTCTAATAATTCTGCCTGTTCATTTTGAAATAAAGTGGCGTTATCTTGATATACTAAAGATGCATCAAAAGTTTTATCGTTGCCGCCAAATTTAATATTGTAAATGATCGAGTCAATTACTTCAGCAACATTATTAATAAAATTTTCTACGGTTCCAGTAGATGGTAGAAATCCAGGATTTGCATTGAGCATCTTTGCATATGCTTCATTTGCAATAAATTCTCTGTTTAATTCAATTAAATTACCAGCATCGTAATATCTATTTTTATTTTGATTACTACCATTGATACTGTAATTAACTAGTCCTGGTCTATTATCAATATAGTGATCACCAGGCATAAGCATGATGCTGAATTGATCAAAACGATCATTATTAGCACCAGGCTGATATGAGAAGCGAGATACTTCTAAGAATGCTCTTTGAATGGTCTTGAATGGACGGAGTGGTGAGTTTCCTCTGTTATCTAATGTATCCGTAGCGTTAAAGTCGTCGGGAGAGACATACAGATACTTTCCAGTTTTGCTGGAATACAGATTATCAAGTCTTGTAAGAGACATAATTATTGCGCTACTGGTAATTCTTCTGAGTTATTTATACCAGTGTCAAATATTTTGCTGAGATGATATCATGTATTCTACAGTGTTTGCGATATCATTCATAGCGTCTCTCAAAAAAGGTCTGCTACCAGATTCCTGTTTTACAATAGGACGATGATCATCAGTTAAAGTCCATCTCCATTCTTTAAAAGATTCGCAATACCAAAGATTAATTTTCATAATAAATTGTTAACAACTCCCCCGGCAAGGATCGAACTTGCGACCAAGCGGTTAACAGCCGCTCGCTCTACCGCTGAGCTACAGAGGATTAAAGGGTAGCGGCATTCCGGTTTATCTTTCCGGCGCAAACTACCCATGGAGAATAGCGGACTTGAACCGCTGACAGCCTGCTTGCAAAGCAGATACTCTACCAACTGAGTTAATTCCCCTTGTGGTAGGAGGGGGGAGCATCACCTTAAGCCCCCCTCTTTACTTCACTTGGTCACAGAATACTAAGACCAAGGAGAGGTTTTGGTTCCTACAGGTAGTTTGACCCTTTATATCACCCCAGACTAAGGAAACTACCAAATGGCATCTGGAGATCATGGTTAATCGCTAAGGACTACCAAGAGCCTAATGTCAGACTTGAACTGACGACCGCTCGCTTACAAGGCGAGTGCTCTACCACTGAGCTAATTAGGCAAGAAAGAGGGCGTCCTGCTATTCGGACCTTTTGTATTCCCTCTCATATTATATCACATGAAGACGTATTCTGTCCACTCTGGATCCTTAGATTTTTCTAAAGATAAAAACATGGTGTTGATGGGTGCTCTAGGATTTTTCGCCAATTTCATACCAGTTTGTTCAAGATATTTATCACCTTTTTTCGTATTACATGACGAACAGGCAACCACCATGTTTTCCCACGTATCCCCGCCACCTTTAGATCTAGGAATTACATGATCAATTGTAAGATGTCTGGTTGATCCACAATACTGACATTTGTTGTCATCTCGTTGGTAAATCATCTTACGAGTTGGTTGTGTTACTCTCATCTTTTTAAGAGGGAGAGCAATGTAATTAACTAGTCTGATAACTCTCTTAGAGAGCATATGTGCTTTATTTTTGAGAAGTAGAACGATTGCTCGTTTCCAATTTGTGATGTTGATTGGTTCGTAAGAACTATTCAATACTAGAACTGGTTTATACGGGTCTGGGTAGTCCATAACTTTTACCGTCTTCCAAATTATATAGAGAGTTTAGAAAATTCAAAGGGACCATATTCAGTTCCCCAGATTTGTTTCTTGCTGACTGGATCAAAACCACGATCAATAACATGATAATAGTTTGGTCCAATCTGTGCTTTTGTTGTGAAGTAAGTTTCCTTACCTCCTCTCATCACGACGCAATTACATCCTTCTGAGGATCCAACAAAGACATCATCAATTAGATTAAAATAGATGTCACAACCATCACGATAGGAGAGATTATCTTTCGTGATGGGAAGATTATGATCAATCACTGAGTAATTTTTAATTACTAGTCTTCCGTTATCTTCAACTGGTTCTAGGACAAACTTCCGATATGGAGAGTTTAGCATATAGTGGTATGCTTGCTCGCCATAGATCAGAGATCCATCCACATCCTTGTGAACAATTCTAACATACGCAAACCGAGAAGGATTACGAAATGCTTGACGTTTGTTCTCAAATGTGCCAATTAAGCGATTACGAAATTCATGAATCATCTTTAGGTAAAAGTTCTGGATCGTCTACTTCCAGTTCAAACATAAGTGGATGTGCTGCTTCTGTCACCAAATAATTAGATGCCAAATACATGTCTTCATCATCATAGTCACGATTGGACAA